TAGATGATTATGAGGAAGGTACTTGGACTGCAACAGTAAGTGCTGGTTCTATTGCTTCTCAAAATTGTACATATACAAAAATAGGTAGAGCAGTTTTTATATGCGGAGAAATAACTTATGGTGTTGGGACTACTACTGAAGACCCGTCATTTAGTGGTTTGCCCTTTACTTCAGCAAATACAAATGAGCCAGCAGTAGCCATTTATTCTCAAAATATGGAAGTAAGTAGCGGTGGTCCAATTATTGGATTCGTATTAAAAAATAACACGCAAATTGCTTTTTACTCTTTTGTAAATAACGGTCTTGGAACTGCAAGACAATCAGCAGGTTATATTAGTTTTCATGCAGTTTATTTTGTTTAAGGCACAAAAATGGCACTCACAGAACGCAACGAAATAGACCAAATTGAAATTGTTGGTGATTGGAATATCCAAGTTCGCCAAGCTACCATTATTGAACGAGATGGTGAGTTTGTATCTCGCACATTTCATCGTTGGGTATTAACTCCTGATTCCGACATTAGTGGTCAAGAGCAAAAAGTTCAAGACATTTGCAATGTTGCATGGACACCTGAAGTTCGACAAGCATACGAAACATTTAAGGCTGAACAAGCCAACAGACTAGGAGTATAAGATGCCAATTACCTTAGACGGCACAAACGGAATAACAACTCCCATGTACAACGGGAGTATTACTGCTAATGCGGTAACTCCATCCGTTAATATGAAGAATCGCATCATCAATGGTGCGATGGTGATTGACCAAAGAAATGCTGGTGCTAGTGTTACTCCTACTGATGGTCAATATACTTTAGATAGATGGCAAGCCAATCAATCTGTTGCATCTAAATTTTCTGTTCAACAAAATGCTGGTTCTGTAACACCGCCAACTGGTTTTACAAATTATTTAGGGGTAACTTCTTTATCTGCATATACAGTTTTATCTGGCGGTTACAATATTATTAGACAGGCTATTGAAGGTTACAATGTTGCTGATTTAGGCTGGGGAACTGCAAACGCCAAAACAGTAACTTTATCATTTTGGGTCAGAAGTTCTTTAACAGGAACTTTTGGTGGTTCATTGACTAATAGTGCTCAAAATAGAAGTTACCCATATAGTTACACAATCTCATCCGCTAATACTTGGGAACAAAAAACAATTACTGTTGCTGGAGATACTTCAGGAACTTGGCTAACTACCAATGGAATTGGATTATTGGTGCATTTTGGAATTGGTCTTGGTTCAGATTATCTTGGAACTGCTGGTGCTTGGGCTGGAGCAACATATTATTCAGCCACAGGTGCAACATCCGTAGTCGGCACAAACGGTGCTACTTTCTACATCACAGGAGTTCAGCTTGAGGTAGGCTCTACAGCTACTAGCTTTGATTACAGACCTTATGGAACTGAATTAGCTTTATGCCAACGATATTTTGAAAGAAGTTACGACATTGGAACTGCAACTGGAACAGTTACAAACGCTGGTGCTAATTGGACTTATATCAATTTTGCAAGCGGTTCTGCAAACGACTTTTCTACACAACTTACATTTCAAGCATCAAAACGAGCAATACCAACAATGACTGTATATAGTCCTGATACAGGTGCTTCAGGAAACATAGGTTCTGTTGGCGGTGATAAAGCCGCTACTGCTTCTTATATCGGTATGCATGGTTGCACAATTTATGGAAATTTAGGCAATCAATCTAATGCACAATGTCGTGCCCATTGGTTAGCATCATCGGAGTTATAAAATGTATAAATTATTAACAACAATTACTAACGAAAATTTTGTTATTAGGCTTGCTGATAACGCACAAATCCCATTCGACCCAGCCAACACCGACTACCAAGCCTACCTAAAGTGGGTAGAAGAAGGCAATACACCATTACCAGCAGAAGGAACTGAATAATGACAGAAGCAGAATTAAAACTTCTAAGCCATGAAGAAGTCTGTAAAGTTCGATACGAACAGATACACGCTAGACTAAAGAGACTAGAACAGATTCTCCTCGGTACTGCTGGATTCATTATTATAACCCTGTTAACCTTGGTACTTAAATGAGTATTATACATTCTATAGGAAAGAACTTAACAGCAAATACGCTGACTACTCTCTTTACTGTTCCTACTCGTAGTTTAGCAAAAGCTACTAATATCCTAGTAAGTAACCACAGCACCTCTTCTAAACATATTACTGTGTATTGGTATGATGCTAGTGCCAACGTATCGATAGAGGTTCTGTATCAGTATGACTTAACAGCTAAGGCTTATCTAGTATTAAATAATGGTTTCTATTTCATGATGGATGAAAAGGATGAGCTTAGAGCTATTTCACAAACAGGTTCAACCACCACAATCATAGCATCGTTTGAGATAGAGCAACGTAGTACTGTACAACAGTTTAGCTAAGGAGACCTAGATGCCACTCGCTAAAGGTAAGTCACAAAAGACAATCAGTAAGAACATTTCTAAGATGGTCAAAGAAGGAAGACCACAGAAGCAAGCAGTCGCAATCGCATTATCAACCGCTAAAGTAGCTAAACCCAAGAAAAGGAAATAATATGCCAATGGTCAAAGATAAGAAGTTCCCCTATACAACTAAGGGTAAGAAGCAAGCTAAGCAGTATGCTAAGAAGACCGGCGCTAAAGTAGTGTCTAAGCCAGCTAAGAAGATGGGAGCTATGCGTGGCTACTAAACCCGGCTTGTATGCCAATATCGCCGCTAAACGTCGTCGTATCGCCGCAGGATCAGGCGAGAAGATGCGTAAGGTCGGTTCTAAAGGCGCTCCTACCGCTAAAGCCTTTATCGAGTCTGCTAAAACAGCTAAAAAGAAGAAATAATGGTTAAGAAGGTATATCAGAATCCCAAAGGCGGTTTAAACGCCAAAGGAAGGGCTTATTTCAAGCGAACTGAAGGCGCTGACCTCAAGCCTCCAGTTTCGGCTAAACAGGCTGCAAAGTCCCCTAAAGCGGCTGGAAGACGAAAGAGCTTCTGTGCAAGGATGGGAGGCGTTAAAGGTCCGATGAAGGACGAGAAAGGCAGACCTACTCGCAAAGCCTTAGCATTAAAGAAGTGGGATTGTTAAGATTTTGCTTGACAAAATAGTCAAACTATGATAGGATAACGCATGGCTTCAATGAACTATATTCAACTTGTAAATGACGTACTAATTCGCTTGCGAGAGCCAGAGGCTTCTTCGGTGTCGGATAACGCCTATGTTAAGCTCATTGCTCGTTATGTCAATGATTCTAAGCGTCAGGTTGAAGATTCCTATAACTGGAATGCTTTATCAGAGACACTATCCGCTACAACTACAGCCGATGTCTTTAACTATGTATTAACTGGTTCTGGTCAGCGGTTTAGGGTTATTGATGTTCTTAACGATACCGATAACTTCTTCGTTGAGAATGCCTCTACTGTGTGGATGGATCAGCAGTTTTTATTGACAACTGCACAAAAGGGTAGTCCAAAGTATTACAACTTTAACGGTACAAACAGCAACGGCGATACACAGGTTGATTTATTCCCAATCCCTAACGGATCATATAATATTCGTTTTAACATTATTAAACCACAAGTACCATTAGTTGCTAACGCTGATATTTTACTAGTACCTGAAGAACCTGTTATCCTTGGTGCATTAGCTAGGGCGCAAGCAGAGCGTGGCGAAGACGGCGGAGTACAGTCTGGTGAGACGTATGTACTGTATCGCCAAAGTCTTGCCGATGCAATATCATTAGAGTCGAATCGTTATATTGAAGAATCCCAATGGAATTGGATCTAAATGGCTAGTCAACTACAGACATCGTCTATAGCAGCGCCGGGATTCTATGGGCTTAACCTCCAAGAGTCTAGTATTACTTTGTCTTCTGGATTTGCATTAAAAGCTCAGAACTGTGTGATCGATAAATATGGTCGTATCGGAGCAAGACGTGGATGGACTCCTGTTAACTCCTCAGTTAATACTGACTTAGGAGCAGGTAATGCAGTAGAGTTTATATTTGAAGTAGTAGATGGCGGTAGTAATCAAGTGTTAAGTGCTGGTAATAATAG